GTCGCCAACGGATGCTGAACTTGCAACTGGTTCCAACTGGGACAAGGTTGCAACGTCCATCAAGCACACCGCTGGTGTTATGGCGATTGGTTCTGCTGCTTAATTAAGCACAGAGCGGGGGCCGTCGGTTGGAAGGGCGGCCCCCAACCTTTTTGGAGGATTTTATGGCTAAAATCATTTACGAACCGCATCCAATGAACCCAGCGCGTAAGGCAAAGCTGCAAGCAGAGGGTTACAAAATCATTGATGCTATTTTTGCCCCCGTTGGCACACCTTTGCACCAAAAATTGGATGTAGAAGAAAATGCTGCTGAAGCTGAAGCCGTCATTGCCCCAGAGGTAGTGGAAGTGGTAGAAGCGCCAGTAGAAGAAACACCAGCCGTTGAAGAAGCTGTTGAAGAAGCGCCAGTGGCTGAAGAAGCCCCTGTTGCCGAAGAAGCAGAACCAGAAGCGAAAACTGGCAAAAGCCGCAAGGAGTAACAAATGGCATTCGTGGTCGAAACAGGTGCAGGGCTTTCTAACGCTAACAGCTATGCCAGCGTTTCGGCTGCGGATGGCTATGTTGCTGACCGTGGCATAACGGGCTGGGCAAGCCTGTCACAAACAATCAAAGAACAATCGCTGGTTAAGGCAACCGACTATCTGGAAGCCACCTACCGCGATGCTTGGAAAGGCAATCGCGTCAAGGAAACGCAAGCATTGTCATGGCCCCGCTATAACGTGGTCGTGGATGGCTTTAATTACGCCAGCAATGTTGTGCCGCCACAGGTCGTAAACGCTTGCGTCGAGATGGCGCTACGGGCTTCGGCTGGTGATACGCTGATTGCCGACCAAGGCCAAAAGGTGAAGCGCGAAAAGATTGATGTAATCGAAATTGAATACCAAGATTATTCAGACCCAACGCAACGCTATCCTTTGGTCAATCGCATGGTGATGCCATACCTTTTATCGTCATCGGAAAGCGGCTTCGGTGTAACACGGGTTGTCCGCACATGAGTAGCCAAGCGCAAACAGCATCACGGCTGCTTGCTAAATATGGCGAAGCGGTGTCCATCATCTTTCCTGTTTACGATGCAACAGACCCCATCACTGGCGCGGTCATCGGCACGGACACAAGCACGACGATAACGGGCAAAGGCTATCCCGCTGCTTACCACAAGCGCGATATTGACGGCACTGTCATTCAAGCGGGTGATGTGCGCCTTATTCTTGAACTTATCGCCACACGCCCCGCTGTGGGCTGCTTATCGACCATAGATGGCACAACTTACCGCATCATGGATGTGCAACCCATTCGGCTAACAGGTGAGGATGTGATTTACATATGCCAGCTAAGGTCAAATTGATGATACCAATAGGCCAGAGGGTTTTCTTTCCATCGCAATGGAACTCTGGCATTTTGGATAGCGTCCTTCACGATACCCAGAACCACGTTATCGCCTATATAATCAGGCTGGATGATGGTAAAAAGGTCGCCATTGATGTGCAAATCGTGGAGGCTTTAGATGATTAACAGCAAAATTAGCGCGGCGCTTGCAACGCAACTGAACACGCTTGGCCTCCCGACCCATTGGGAAAACGCGAAATTCATTCCCCCCGCTGGCGAAATTTATTTGAGCGAAAGCCTGTTGAGCGGTGACACAATAGCTGTCGGCGTATCAAGCGCGGCATCGGATGAATTTGGCGGCGTTTACCAAGTGCTTGTATATGCCCCTGCGGACGCCAACAAAGGCCCAGCACGTTCGATTGCCGACGATGTTGCCGCTGCCTTCCAGCGTGGCGACAGGCTCACTTATGACGGCGTGACAGTGACGATACAGCGCACAACGCAGAACCCAGCCTTTATGTCTGGTGACCGATTTGTCATTCCTGTCAGCATTACTTATCGGGCGTTCGCATGACCACGTTCAGTCTGGACATAAAAGCCTTTGCTGAACGGGTCGAAAAGAACGCCGACAAAGTTATTAGCAAGGTATGTTTGGACTTATTGTCTGACATCGTTTTGAACACGCCCGTCGATACAGGTCGAGCAAGAGCGAACTGGCAGTGCAGCATTGGCGCACCAGCATCGGGCGAAGTGTCGTATAATTCGGACGCTGGCAAAGGGATTGCAGCGCCAAAAGAAAGCGGTGCATCTGCTTATGCAATTGATGCTGGGGCTGCATCTGTAGCCAGTGCGCCACGCAATATCTTCTGGATAACCAACAATCTGCCATACATAAATCGACTTGAATTTGACCAATGGTCAAACCAAGCGCCAAGTGGTATGGTGCGGCTGGCAATCAACCGCGCAGAACGCAAAATGCGTTAGGGTGACTTGGCTGCTTTTTTGTGTTAAATGTTCAATCCCATGCATGGAGATTAAATTATGTCTGACGTTGTTTCTTCGGTTGGCACTATCGTTTCAGTGTCCGCCACTGCCCCCGCTACCTATGACGCTACTGGCTTTGCTGCCCTTACTTGGTCGGCTTGTGGCGAACTTTCCGATTTGCCAGCATTTGGTGCAGAAGCTGCGCTTGCTACCCACACGCCACTTGGCACGGGTATCGTTGCAAAGCGCCGTGGTTCGCTGAACTATGGTTCGGTTACGCTTGCAATGGCTTCGTCGTTTGACGATGCTGGTCAAGGCGTATTGAAGACTGCTGGTGAAGCACCTGCTGGTTCGGATGCACAGGTATCCGTCAAGGTTGCGCTTGTAACTGGTGAAATCCAGTATTTCACTGCACAGGTTATGTCCTACAAAACGAATGTCGGTAACGCTGACGCCATCACGATGGCTGAAGTCACGCTTGAAATCGACAATTCGGTCGTTAAAGTAGACTAACGACACACAAACTTCCCCGTCGTGGCTGCATCCGACCACGGCGGGGGAGACATTTAACATCGGTGCATTCGGATGGAGTTTAATATGTCTTTTGACCTTAATTCATTGAAGCCTGTAAAAGCTGATGACGGCGCTGTTTTGCAAATCGCACACCCTGAAACAGAAGAAATCATTGAGGGTATGACAATCACCCTGCTTGGACAGGACAGCAAAGTTTATCGCAAAATCCAACTTGCAAAGCAGCAAGCGGCATTGAACCGCATTTCCAAGGGCAAGAAGGCTGTCGATTTTGACGCTGAAAAGCTGGCTGAAGACAGCATTGATGACCTTGTAAAGCTGACTGTTGCTTGGGAAGGCTTCACGCTTGATGGCAAGAAGCTGGATTGCACACCTGAAAACGTCCGTAAAGTTTACAACGAATGGTCGTGGATAAAGGAACAGGTTTCGGAGTTTGTCGCAGACCGCGCAAACTTCTTTCGCTCAAACGATTGAGCAACTAACCCTATTCGTAAAACAAGCTGCTTGGCTTAATACAATCCCGTCGAAGGCAAAGCGCCCTCGGCGGGAAACCAAGTCAGATACAATGCCTCCCCTGCTTGGTGGAGCCTACCTTGTCGAAATACTGTTCGAGGTTGGCCCCGCCAAGCCCATTGGCATGGGTGGCAACATCGCAATAGATGAAGTTGATTTGGCTGCTTGGATGGCAAACCAGTGCGTTACGTTGACGCCTTGGGAAGCCAAAGCAGTGAGGCAGTTGTCCCGCGAATACGCTGCGATGCTATCGGAAGCCATTGAACCAAATACGCCAGCACCTTGGGTTGACCCCGCAATGATGACCCCCGAACGGCGGGATAAAATATCAAAAGCGATGTCTGATTGGGCAAATCGCATCAACACCAAGACATCACGATAATCTTGTGCTATGGCCCATATTAAGCGATAACGCTCTGGGCCTAACAGGATATTGCGCGTGGCAGATTTAGCAAACCTTCGTATTTCAGTTGACAGCCGTGACGTAAAGTCTGCGTCAAGCGACCTGAACGCAATGAAGTCTGCCGCTGGCACTGCCGAAGGTGCGTTGGGCAAATTTGGTTCAACTGTTAAACTGGCGACGGTATCGCAGCGCGAACTTAATAACGCGATAAAATCCACTGAACAGGCATACAAAGCAGCCGCTACATATGTGGCTGATTTGACGATGCAGACCAAGCGCCTTGGTATGTCGGCCATTGAAATTAAGAAGTTGGAAATCGCTACCGCAGCCGCGAACGCTCCGACACTGGCATTGCGAAATTCCATCCGTGAAGCTGGCGCAGAGTATCTTCGCGCCGCAAGGTCGGGACAGGCATTTGCTGCAAGCGGTGGGATGGTTGGCGCATCGGCTGGCGCTCAACGCGCAGGGATGCAGCAACTTAGCTATCAAATCGGTGACGTTACCCAGCAATTTGCGCTCGGCACTAACCCAATGGTCATTTTTGCCCAGCAGGGCGGTCAGGTTGTTCAAGCGTTAAGCCTTATGAGGGGTGGCGCTGGCGGATTGATTGGCTTCCTTGCAGGGCCGTGGGGCGCTGTGTTTATGGGCGCTATCATGATACTTGGCACATTCTTTGGCAAAACAAAGCAAGCCGAAACTGCCACGTTGAATTTATCCGACGCCATCAATTTCCAAAAGATGAGCAACGCTGAACTTGGTAAATCAATTGATGAATTAAATGCTGCCCAAGGAAAAGCGAACCGGACAAGTTTTGAAACCGAAAGGCAGGCTTACAACAATGCAGCGGGTGCGCTAACGCAAGCTAAAGCAAACCGCGACCTTGCAATTTCACATCTTGAAGTGGCGAAAGCCGCATTTTATGCACAAAGTTCGTCATCAAAGGGTGGCGCAGAAATAAAAGGCGCACTTGG